CATACGCAGACCTCGAAGTCTACAGCGACGACCCCCGCGATATCAGCACAATGGACTATCCGCAATTCCTCGAAGCCTACCGCGAAATCATACGCAAGGCAGCAGACAAGCTCAAAGATAACGCTTTCGCCGTCTGCGTCGTCGGAGAGGTCAGAGACAAGCGCGGCCATTACTACAACTTCGTCGGGGACACCATCGAGGCTTTCAAAGCCGCCGGTCTCCACTACTATAATGAAAACATTCTGGTCAACGCATACGCATCCGCAGCAATGCGCGTCACCCGTACATTCAACGCATCCCGCAAAAACGCGAAGGTGCATCAAAATATCCTCACCTTCACAAAGGGAGACGCAGAACAGGCGATAGCAGATGTCGCCGGTCTGCTGGAGACGATGGAACACAACGGGGCGCATGGGCAGATGACACAGAACCATGAGCAAGCCCTTGTATTCGTCAAAGGCAGCGCAGCAGAGATCATGCCAACGCTGCAAGACATTGCAGATGAAGAGGACTCTCTCATGGAGTTTGAAGACACGGAAACCTTATTTGAAGCGACACAAGGATAGGAGGTGAAACCATGGCAAAGCCTAAAATCAACCCTTGGGACAAGCGCGAAGACGAAAGCTCTAAAGCCTACGCGGCATTTTGGGCATACCTCAAATTGGGAACAGAGCGGAGCGTCGAAGAAGCGGCGAAAACGATACAAAAAAGTCCAGGGGTGCTGAACCGATGGGCTAGGCGGTTTGATTGGAAAAAAAGAGCCGAGGCGTGGGATGAGGAAGAAATCAAAACCGCGATGGGAGACTATCGAAAAGAAATCAGGCAAATGAGGAAACGCCATGCAGCAGCAGCGCGATTCATCATGCAAAAAGCTCTCGTTGCCTTCAAAAATATGCCCGAGGAAGAACTGAGATCGACCGACATCATCAAGGCAATCGTGGAGGGCGCAAAGCTCGAACGAATCAGTCTCGGTGACGTCGGCGAGGTCATTGAGGAGCGCGACGGCGGCAAGGCGGAAAACCCTGTGCAGTTCTATTTGCCGTCGAATGGCCGCGACAACCTCTCAGACGATCCCCTTGAAGAATAACCCCGCCCTGCACCATCGCAGGGCATATAAGCAGACGTAGCGCAACAGGCAGCGCAAGGCCTTTGTAATGCCTAGGTTGCGGGTTCGATTCCCGCCGTCTGCTCCACGATGGGATGTAGCCAAGTCGGTAAGGCACGGGACTTTGACTCCCGCATTCCGCTGGTTCGAGTCCAGCCATCCCAGCCACGCCTCTTTAGCGCAGTTGGCAGCGCACTTGACTTTTAATCAAGATGTCGCGGGTTCGATCCCCGCAGGAGGCACCATCGGGGGTGCGCTTTCCCCCGGCATTTCTCCTCCTTGTTCAAGCCCCGTGGCTGCTGTCACGGGGCACCATGCCGCCGAGGGCATTCGTCGGTTCGATTCCGGCGGGCGGCCTTTCTCCATGACAAGGGGGAGGTGGGGCTATTCCACTCCCCATCTCCCCCGCTCCTTTGTGCAACTTGTACACGCGGTATCAAAAATTTCCGGGGTTGAGACTTTGGGCAATTGCGCAAGATGCACAAAACAAGGCGGAAACTTGCATTTTTGGCAGCAAAGATTAGAAGTATACTTTACATACAGACGGGCAGAGGGGTGATCGGCATGGATATCATCACAGAAGTCAGCAAGCAGATTGACCGCATTGAAGAGGTCGAGAAATTCAACCCTTACCATGATGAGCGGGGTAGGTTCGCGTCGGCGAACAGCTATGCTTTCTTTTCGACCAGAACAAAAGACCCTGCCAAGCAGCACATGGCGGACGCAGCGGTTGCGCGAGAAAAGGAGCGATATGCGGCGACACAGGCCGCACAGCCCCAAAAACACATCAACGGCAGCACGGTTTCGATTTCCAGAAGTGAGGCTTTTGACAGACTTGATGCTATGGATGAGGACTATACCCCTTATGCAATGGGGTATGTTTCAAGGACGGACGCAGGGCAGCTCTACAAAGCCGTGAAAAATGATCGGGTGAAGGCGCTCCCCGAAACAATCTCGATGATGTACAACGAGACAAAAGCGCCGCTGCGCCTTGCGTGGGAGAGCTACTCGCAAGACTTCCGGTTCTACGAGGATGTATACCACACAACAAAAGCGCTGCTTAATGGCGATTTTGAGGTGGCGCAGTTCTTCATCAACGAGATAGAGACGGACTCCATCAGACGGGCGGGGAAAAGGTCTCCGTATTTCAAGTACCAAAAGCAGCTGGGAGACGAATAGCTCACAGAGAGAAACGGAGGTGATGCCAGACATGACGACCATCAGACCACAACCGAAGCAAGAGGAATTCCTTTCCAACCCCGCTGATATCGTCATTTATTGACGGTGGTGCTGCTGGCGGAGGTTAGGGCAAAACATGGAGCCTCCTTTTCGAGTGCTTGCGCCATGTGAATGTCCCTGGTTTCAACGCGGTCATATTCCGCAAAAACTCCACACAGATCATGAACGCGGGCGGCCTTTACGATGCCTCTCAGGAGCTTTACCGCCTCTATCCGGGGGCATATCCCCGCAAGACCCCTAACCCACAATGGATATTCCCGAGCGGCGCAAAAATCATGTTTAGGCACTTGGAGAGGGACGAGTCCGTCTACTCATGGATGGGCTCTGAAATCTGTCTCCTTTGCTTTGACGAGCTTACTCACTTTTCCAGTCAGATATTTTTCTATATGCTGTCTCGAAATCGTTCAACGTGCGGGGTGCGCCCTTATGTACGGGCGTCATGCAATCCCGACTCGGACAGTTGGCTTGCGTCCTTTATATCATGGTGGATAGACCAAGATTCTGGTTATCCTATCCCCGAGCGGGGGGGAGCAGTCAGATACATGGCACGCATCAATGAGGAAATCGTATGGGGAGACACGCCGGACGAAGTCGTGAAAGTCGCTAACGATGCCGGGTACGACGTGGAGATTACAAAGCACGACGTGAAATCCGTTGCATTCGTGCCGTCCACCATCCAGGACAATCAGGTGCTGCTCAAAGCCGACCCCGGATATATGGCCAACCTCAAGGCTTTGTCCATCGTAGAGCGGGAGAGGCTGCTTTTTGGTAACTGGAAAATCAAGGCTGCAAAAGGCCTTTACTTCCCCCGCTCTGCCATCGGAGAGCTGCTTGAGGACATCCCGAACGACGTGACCCGCTGGGTGCGCGGTTGGGACTTGGCGGCGACAGACACCGACGAAGGCGGCGATCCTGCCTATACAGCATCCGTGCTGATCGGCAAGCGGCGGAATGGCCGGTATGTTATCGCCCATGCCTCAAATGACCGATTGAGAGCCGATAAGGTGCGCGCCATCGTAAAACAGACGGCGGCAGCGGACAAGGCCAAGTACAGGCGCGTGAAAATCAGGATGTCTCAAGACCCCGGACAGGCCGGAAAAGAGCAAGCGGACAGTTATATCAAGATGCTGGCCGGGTTCGACGTTGTTGCCGTCCGAGAGAGCGGCGACAAGATAAGCCGCGCTGAACCGTTTGCCGCTCAATGGCAAGCAGGGAATGTGGATGTTGTAGCTGGCCCATGGACAGAAGTCCTTCTGGGACAGTACGAAAGTTTCCCCGAAAGCAAGTATGTTGATCTGGTCGACTCCGGCTCCAACGCCTTTAATGAGCTGGAAAAGATGAACACAGTCTCAGCACCACCGACCGACCCCGGACTGCTGGGCAAATCAAGTTACTGGTTAAGGTAGGTGATACATATGCCAAAAGGCGAGATTGGCCGAGTAGGTCAAAGACGATACGGATTGTATGGCAGCAAGTCCGTGCTGTATGAGGATTTCTTGCCGGAGCTGCAAGGAATCAGAGGTGTACAGGTGTACAGAGAAATGGCGGACAATGACCCCACGGTCGGAGCCTGCCTTTTTGCCATTGAGATGCTTATCCGGCAGACAGAATTCCACATCGAGCCGGGCGGCAACACGGCCAAGGACAGGGAGGCCGCTGAATTCGTGGAATCCTGCCTTGATGACATGGAGAGATCATGGGCGGACACCCTTTCCGAAATCCTCTCCTTCATCATGTTCGGCTGGAGCTACCATGAGATCGTGTACAAGTACCGAAAGGGCAAGACATCCTCTCCGTACACCAAAAGCAAGCACGATGACGGCCTGATTGGGTGGAGAAAACTCCCCATCCGGGCGCAGGATTCGCTGGTTGGTTGGGACTACAAAGAGGGGACAGATGACCTTGTCGGCATGACGCAGATCACATGGCCGGACTACAAAGAGGTTCATATCCCGCTGGAAAAGGCGCTGCATTTCCGCACACGTTCCCGAAAGGACTCCCCGGAAGGGAGATCCATTCTCCGCAACGCATACCGTCCTTGGCATTTCAAGAAGCGCATCGAGGAGATTGAGGGCATCGGCATCGAGAGAGACCTTGCCGGGTTCCCTGTGCTGTATTCTCCACCCGCCATCAATGTTTGGGATACGCAAGACCCGGACGCATTAGCGGCACTGGCCGCAGGAGAAAAGTTTGTGTCCAGCGTCCGCCGCGATGAGAAGGAGGGCGCTGTTATCCCCGGCGGTGAGCCATCGGAGGGCGGCTGGAGGCTGGAGCTGCTGTCGTCCGGTGGGCGCAGACAGTTTGACACCACCGCCATCATCGACCGCTATGACAAGCGAATTGCCACAAGCATGCTGGCTGATTTTGTCATGCTGGGACAGGAGGCTGTCGGCTCCTTCGCGCTGGCCGACAACAAGACCAAAATCTTTTCCGTCGCCATCGGAGCCTACCTTGACACCATTTGCGAGGTGTTTAATAGTCAGGGCATCCCGCGTCTGATCGACATCAACGGAGACCATTTTGCCGGGATCACCGACTATCCCAAGATGCAGCACGGCGACATCGAGGAAAGAGACCTTGCCACATTCGCGGCCTACATGAAGACGATGGTGGAGATTGGTGTCTTGACACCTGATGAGCAGATCGAGGAAGAGGTCAGACGGTTGGGCAAGCTCCCTGAGAAGTTGGATGATGCACCGCCTCCCGGCGCTGCCACCAAAGGCGGAGAGCAGAACGACGCAGAGCATGAGGCAAAGTCCATCTACAAAATCACGTCCATCCTCGACAAGTACGAAAAGGGCGCACTTACCAGAGATGCAGCTAAAAACCTGATTTCTGCGCTTGGAGTAGATGAGCAGCAGCAGGAGTTCTATCTCAACGAGGCGGACAAGGCGAAGACGGCGCAGGATGAAGCAAAGGCCGCTCAGGAGGCCGAGAAAGCCCGTCAGAAGGCCGAAAGCGCGGCAGGGAATAAGAACACCGCTGAGGACGCAGAAGACGAAAAACAGGCCGTCAAAGCCCGTAAGAGCTTAGGGAGAATGGTGTCCAGCTTGTTCGGACTGTTGAGGTGATTGCATGGCCTACACTTTCAGCAAGCACCCCCGCCCACTCAAAAAGAACGAAGAGGGAGAGGCGGCCTTACAACGTCTGCGCTCTTACCTCGATGAAAACGAACCGCGCCTGATTCGATGGTTGGTGTACCTTTGGAACGAGCAGGGCAAGGCCATCACCTACAAGGAGCTGCGGCAGGCCATCCTCTTAGGGGATATCTCCCCTCAATGGCTCTATGACTGGCAGCAGGACTACAGCCGCTTTGTTGTGCAGCGTCTTGCACCCGAATGGGAGCGGGCGATGCAAGCGGCAGCAGCGCATATCAGCACCATCCATCCTGACTGGCATTTTGATCC